GGGGGGGTGCTTTCGATTTCTGGAATTAGCACAAGAGGATCAACCTTGCTAGGCGCTTATCAGTATGTTGCCACCCAGCTTGGGCTAACCTTGGACACCAGCTTGGCATGAGCGGAACCAATTACAACGCAGACACAACAATTAGCACCGACACCATTGTCGAATCACCTGCTGAGATTCGATTAGCCGTAACTCTGACAATTGATGCAACCGGAACCTTAACAGTTCGCTCGTTGATAGTTGCAGACACAACTTCAGAAATTGAACTTTACAAGCCTTAGATGCCGCAAGCTACGACCAGAGACGAGCCGCTTTTGGATTTTGCCGCAAACATCGCAGAATCGGCAAACATGCTTTTGCAGATTACTGGAAGCACCTTGCGTGTCATTAACCGGATTCAAACCGGAGCAGCCAGCTCAACTGTACGAACACCTGAATTATTGGCTTTGCAGATTTCGCCAGCTTATCCAATCAAGAAAGTTTATAGCGAATACGAGTTCAATCAGCCTTACCCAGATTCAAATACACTTCTGACAGAATTAAAAGTCGTTGAAGTCAAGAATCTAGGTTATGGAGAAGAACAAAAATATGACGCTCTAAGTACAGTTGAAGAAAAGGTAATTGAATTCTTGAGAGCAATTCTTATCAGCGAATCTGCGCCTATCTGCACGGCTCGAATTTTTGGAATCAAGGATACTTGGCTGCTTGGCTACCGCATCATCTGCATAGACGAAAAGCAAAGCATCAAAGCCACGATTACCATTACTTCGATCATTTATAGTTTTGATGCAGAAGAGACAACCATCAGCGGACCAACAGAAATCGACTTTGTAAGGTTTGAGTGAAAATCATTTACACGAATTCAATTACAAGCGTCAGCAGTTCAGCGACTCAATTATCGAGCGATTATGCAATCGCCAAAGTTGAGAACAATTATCCAAGGCAGCCTTACATTGCTGATTCGGCAACGGCAACGGTGACGGTAACTTGTGCAGGTGCGGAAGCCATTTTTTTCTCTTACTTGGCAGAATCGGTAACAGTCACATTCAAGGATTCAGGCGCAAGCACCTTGTCGACAGAAACGTACTCGAACACTTACACTTTGAGCGAGCAGTACCTACTCAACGAGAAAACCCACTGGAATGATTCGGTTTTTGTGGCTTGTCCAGCAACCACCAACACGGTTGAGATTGCCCTAACCAATTCAACAGACGTCAAAGGCAGTTTGGACGGTTGGGTTACGGCAAGCAATGGGAATCTAGGCAGATTGCAAGCGAGTGCTGCAAACATTTATTTTGAAGACTATCCACAAATCAAGCTGGGTACTTTTGTCAGCGATGGGGTTTTTACAGAGCAAATCAACCGAATTACTGGTGACGGCACAGGCACAGAAGATTTGCAGTTAACCGGAAATGGTGGCGCGAACTTCACAGTATCAAGCATGAAGTTGCCGCTCATCGTCAACACGATCCGAGCCGGAAAAGTGCTGGAAACCTACAATCCAAATGTCGGAATGTCAATCAGCAGAGACTCGCTAGGGATCAAACAAGAAAGAGACAGTGGGTTAGTTTACCGATTGGGTGAGATTCGCAGAAGATTCAGCGGAAGCGTTCAGGTTTTAGAAAGCGAACGAGCAACAGCAACGAAAGTCTTTAGTGGCCTGAGAATGCAACCTGTAGCCGCGCAGATTCTAGGCTATCAAACGAACACCGCAGTATTCGGTTCTTTCTTTGAGCCAGCGAGTATTGCTTATTCTTATCCTGGCTCGCAGCTTTATGACTACAACTTTGAATTTGTAGAGTTAATTTAATGTCATTACTCAAAACAAACGAAATCCAGAACTATAATGGTTCAAGCCTAACGCTAACCGCCAGCACGGTTTCCACTTCTGCACAGCTAAACACTGGCGGAAATATCAGCGTGACGGGTTCTTTAAATGTTTCAGATGATTCAACCACAAGAACCAATTTAGGATTGGGTACGATAGCCACGCAAGATTCTAGTAATGTCAATTTAACAGGTGGCACGATTGGCAGTGGGGTGGTTACTGACACTAAAACAATTCAAACTTTTAACAGTACAAGTGTAACTGCTATAACAGCCTCTGGTTTTGGAACCACCACTAATTATGATAAAGGATTTTCTGTTGCAAGTGATTTCGCAAGTATCACAGAGGGTAGTGGCATAACTACATCCACACCATCCTCAGGTGTTGTCACAAAGTTTTTATTTCCTACTGTTGGTAAGTATCTTATAAGTTTCACTTATTTGTTAACAAATAATGACACTACATCGTCACAGGTTAGACAGTTTCAATTAAAAGGAGTTTTTTCTAATGATAATGGTGCTACTTACACAGACCCCAATAATATTATAAGTGATGTAAAGGTGAATATCGAAAGGCTAGATAATAATACTGCCGTGACAGGCACAAGCATCCCATTTCTTTTTTCAGTTACAGATACATCAAATGATGTTTTTGGATTTCAATACAGATTTTTTTCTGCATCTAATGATTTTGAATTTTCTAGTATCGGTGTAACATTTATAAGAATTTAAATGAAGAGAACGAACAAACAAAAACACAGGAATTATTGGTAAATAACTAATGGCAAGAACAATTAGACTCAACGATACAACATTTGCAACAGTGACAAACGGCAATCTAACCAACGTAACGTGGCCAATACCACCAACCGACTAACAAGGCCGAGCATATGCCAGCAGAAGCCACCGGAATAATTGACGTTGTCCAAGAACTTGGAACTTCAGCTTCTGCGTTGATTTTCTTTGCTTGGCTAATCATTTTTATTCTCAAACAGCACGATAAAGAAAAGCAGCAATTGCGAGCAGATGCAGAAAAAAAAGACAGTATGATGATGGAAGAGCGAAAGCTTTATTTAGCGGCTGACGCGAAAAATGATGAAGAACTCAGGCAATACATGAAGACGTCAAACTCTGAGCTTATGTCGATAATGAGCGCAACCAATGTAGCAATTAAAGATATGACGATTGCCGTCAATAATTTGGGGGATGTTATAAACAGAGAATTAAGGAGATGAAACCGATTCTCACAGGTTTGGCTTTGCTGCTTTCAACTTCAGCTTTTGCTTTGCCTGTTGAGTACAAGACTTTGCACCTTATTTCATGGGCTTACCAATGCTCACTTCGTTTGGCTCCCACTTACCAAATGCAGGGCATGACTTCAAACCTAGCCATGCAATCCGCCATTCAGCTTTGCAGTTGCGTCATTGACCATTACCGCGAGAATCACAGATATGTAGACCTTCAGTTAATGCCTTTGCCACAGAGAGAGGCATTTGGCGAAATGTACAGTCAAGAGTGTATTGATTACCCAGAAAAGGAAACTTGATGGCAACCGTTGATCATTCTGAGCATTTCTCACGCGACGAGCTGAAGTGCAAGTTTACGGGTGAATGCGGCATGTCCGAAGTCTTTTTGACGAAGCTGGAAACTCTACGTCAGCACTACGGCAAACCCATCAGACTAACTTCAGCCTATCGCTCACCAGAGCATCCGGTTGAAAAAGCTAAATGGAAAGACGGCAAGCCAAAATCAACAGGTTATCATGTATTAGGTCGAGCCGTGGACATAGCCTGCTGGAATGCCGATGGGGCAAGGCTATTAGAAATCGGAATTCAGATGGGCTTGTTCGGTGGGTATGGCTTCAGTTTCACAGGCAGTCAAAGATTTCTGCATGTAGACGATAGAGAAGACGGTTTAATGATCTGGAGTTATTAAAATGGAAGGATTTTTAGAGATTTTCAACCAGGCGGTTGATTCTGGCGGACTTGAACTGATACTTGCTGCAACAGGTATGGGTGCTGCTGTTCCAGGCGTTTTATTGTATAAAAAAATCAGAAAAGCAAAAAAACTGAAGGAGCAACTGCTGGGCTAGTGGCGGTTTTCAAATATTGCCACTTAACGGAGGTGTCACGAAATGGCTGGAAGTGGCTCCCCAAGCTGGACTCGAACCAGCGACCCAATGATTAACAGTCACCTTAGTTCTTTCGGCTATAGGCTAGATGAATACTGGGCTTGCGGCTTTCGGTTTTTTTCTTTGAAACAGTGTTTTGTGGCGAGTTTCCTAGTTTATTGACGAGATCGACTTGCTGCAAATGGTCTGAATTTAGGTAACTCATGGTTGTTTGAATGCTCTCATGTCTCAATAGTTTTTGAACCTGAACAGGATTTGAAGACTCACCAGATAATAGTTCAGTCGCAACCGTGGAACGAAACGAATGCAACGGTTTCGCGTTTTCAATGCCTACCTTCTGCAAAGCCTTTCGCATACTCTTCGTCAAATCCCCAAGGCTTGAATACAAAGGCTTACCTCTGCCGTTGTCCAAAACAAACTTCTCGCCTTTGACTTCTTGGCTTAAAATAAATTCTTTTAAATCTTCAGCAATGGGAATGATTGCGTCTTTTCTGCCTTTGACTTTCCAATCCTTTGTTGAGCGCAGTTCAATTCTATCTGGGTAAACGTTGTCCCATTTCAGCGACAGCAGCTCACCTCCTCTCATTCCGGTATAGCGCAAAAACCACCAGGCACGAAGCAGCACCAGAAACCGTCTTCGTTTAGTTTCGTTCCAGCCTTGTTCTAAATGCTGCCGCAAATCTTCGAGTTGTTGAATAGAAAAGACAGCAGGCAGCGGCTTGGACGAGCGAACCGATTTGACTTTGATTGCAGCCGGAATCTGGCCTTGCTCCCAAGACCAGTTAAGAATCGCTCGAACTGCTCGAAGATAAGAATTACAACTGTGATCATTCAGTCCAGCCTTTCTTAAAGCCAGAACGAACTTGTCTGTCAATTGTGAGGTGTGAAGCCTTATGCGATAATCCCCAACTATCTTTTGGTAGCGAAGCAATTGCTGCCGATACTTACCAACCGTCCGATCGTCACGATTCGCCTGAACGTGCGCCAAGAACAAATCCAATAACTCACTGAAAAATAAACCTTGTTCATCAGTTGCTCGTTCGACTTCTCGCGTCAGCCGCTCTTTGAGCGTCAGAAACCGCTCAACCAGCAAAGCGTTCAACTCGTTAGGCTCTAAGCCTTCAGCATCCACAAAACGAATCAGAACTCTGCGATAACGCTTCTTACCAATCCATAGTTGACCAACATAAGCCTTTTGGCGTTGGTCATAGACGATTTCGTTTTTATGGCTCAAATTTTATATTTGGTTATCTGAATATGTGTGTGAATAAATTGGGGGGGGGTAGCTTTTTTGTAACACAATGAACAAAAAAAGAGAAGACTAGGATTTTACTGGTCTTCAGAGCCTAAACTAGACTTGTTGGGCAGTTGTACGTTTGGTTGTACCATTGCGGTACGTTTGTCTGATTCCGTTTTTTTTTGTCTTCTTCAAGCCTCTCAATCGTTTTCTCCAGGCGTTCAATATATTTCTTTTGAATTGATATGACTTCGTCCTTTAAGCGTATGCTTTCTGGATTCATGGTCTGCGATGAATCGGCCTTCATTTCTTT